GTTCTTAAATGTATATTTGCAGAACCACTTGTATAATCATAAACATTTAATTCAAAATCATCTGCAAGATGCCCACCTAACATTATATTAAAGCCCGGCTCATGGTTTTGGTTGCTAGTAAATATTGGAGACTCATTAGTTTGAGTTGCTCTTTTGCACCAAAAACTAAAAGTGTATGTCTTACGATTACTAGCACTAGCTGGCTGAAAACTTAGATAAGAACCATCATCATCATTAAACCTAAGACTCTGCTCAATCTCATAGTCACCGCCAGCACCACTGGCTCCCATTTTTTGATTTTCGTTTAAGACACTCATTATTTTACATCCAGTGATATAACCGCTTGAATCTCTGAGGCACTTTTAACAATGTAATCTAATCTATCTATTGAGGCCCCTGCTGTGCTTAAAACAGGGGCTGTTCCTGCTGAAAATTTGAATTTATTTCCGTAGGCCAAAGTCCTGGAACCAGAGCTATCTTGAGTGACGAAAAATGAACCAGACTGACCAGCTACAATATTAGTAGGGTTGGCTAGCGTCCTGTTGCCACCTAGAGTTACCGAGAAGTTGTTAGATAAAGCCATGTTTGTGGAAATGCTTGAGGCATCGGTTAGCCCGGTTACTTCTCCTCTCTGCGCCCCCGTGAAAGTCTGTGCGTCTGCTAGTACAGCATGACCTAAGTTGGCAGTAGCAAGCACTCCATGAGAAATCCACGCGTTGTTGGCGGCATTTCTCTGTTTCAGCAACCCGTTGTTGGTATCTACCCACCACATGAAAGCAAACTTAGCGCTTGGCTCAGAGCTTGAACTGTTGTTGCTTGTTATGGCAGCCAAAATGGTGTTTAGTTCAGCGCGGAAAGCCGCGCCACTCTGGTTCCCTAAAACGTAATCAGCGTTTGACATCTATGCTATCTCCTGTGCTGTTATAGACAGCTCCGATACTTCTATATTGTAAGCTGAGTCGTTGACACTCAACAATGCTTTAAATTCAAATGCTCTTTTGTTGTACTCATTGACATTTAGCAGTTCCCACGCTGACCATGTGGGGTTGGAAGCCGGGTTATCGGCAGTGTGACGAACGTAGACCTTGCAGTCCCCGTTTGCTGTGTTTGTGCCGTCCCAGTCCGACCAACTGTCCACATTGACAGACCTACTGTCTACTAGATCAAGTGGTTGGGTAACAATTGATTTTATGTGACGTTTTAATTGCTGGCGTTTGACTGCTCCGGCATCAATGCCGGAAGCAAAATAATAAATTCCATCGGTGTCTATACCCGCATCACCAACATCAAAAAGAATTACGCTGTCTATGGCTCCCCAAGAATCAATATTATTTGCGCCCTCTAACTTTATTATGCTGCCAAATTTAACTACATCGTCAAATGTTCCGGGGAAATTGGGGTTAGCCTGGACAACACCAACAGAACTAAACGCCTGGACCGTATCGCCAAGGGTTATTATGGAAGTGGTATCAGATTGGATTCCGCTAGAATCGGTGGCGCGAATTATATAGGTCCCAGCCTGGAATGGGAGGACAGCTACCGTTGCTGTTCCGTTAAGTATTGAGTTGCCTACTGACACCGAATCTGACCAACCAGCATTACTCAAGAGGCCGGAATGCCTGACCTCTATGTGACCTCCTATTCTAACATCTAGGTCCACTGATTGGTCCCATGTTAGAATAGTAAGGCTAGATACGTTTTGGGCAGAGAAATTAGTGAGAGAGCTTGGCTTTTCAGCTAACCCGAATACCTCAATTAGGGCTGTCTGGGACCAAGAGCTGTTTGCTCCCAAAGAATTCCCAGCTCTTACCCTAAAGTAATAACTACCCGGAGCAATGTCCAGTATCTCAATTTCTGTATCGCTTATGGTTCCGGCATGAGAGTATTTAGAGTCGCTGTATAACTTATATTGCACTTCATACTTTGTGACAAAAGCATCATTTGGTGCTGCCCAGCTCAAATCAACACGAGCCTTAACTCCTGACCCATTTTTGGTAACATATAAAGATTCAGCTGAGGAGGGCACTCCAGGGGCAGCCACCGCAAACGGGTTAGGGAGGTTAGTGTCGGGTAAATCGTCTGCTTGGGTTTTTGCCGACCATGGATATATGCTATCTTGATGTTCTGTCAACGACACTATAACCGTACCATCAGCCCCCAGAGTCATCTTTTGGACTCTGAAAGTCTTGGCGTCCCACCCTGGAGTAGAATGGGTTAAACTAACTATATCGCCCACTGAAGCATTTAACGCTTCGCTAGTGGCAGTAAATGATGTTGTAAGGGAATTCCTCGACCTTTTCAAAGCTATGGAAGCTATGTCCTGTGCTGTGTATATGCTTGTCGTTGAAGGGAGGTTCATCTGCTGGACAAGCTCTATCCCACCATCCTCTAGTAAATATCCAGCTTCTTCTGAGCTCCCGGCTACGGGATATTCAATCTGGTCCATCTGCCAATTTGCGTCCGGGTTAGCAAAAGTAGCTATTATGCGGTTAAATTTGGTACGCTTGCTCTCACTTTTAATGCTAATACCACCAATGATGTGAGATTCCGTAAAAGCAAAAGTAGCAGAACCTTGGTCTTCTATGACAAGGCCGTATTGACCTTGGTTATAGGGCATGAGACCCCTCATGCCAGATAATAGGACCTTAACATTGGAAATCAAAGTCTTGTTTGTGTTTATGACGGCATTGGCCGCAAATATCTTCTGGTTAGAGCTTCCAGCATAGGATGTAACTAAAGTGTCGCACTTATTGGCGGCAGTTATAAATTGCGAGTCATTTATGAACTCAGAGTCCAGGCCTTTCCCATACCTGCTGTTTGTTAAGAAGTCTCTTAAACAAAGTGCGGGGTTAGAACTGTTGGCTACGGTAGCAGTGTTGTTGGACCTAGGGTCAAATACCTTTATGCCCTGAATTATGGCATGGATTGAGGGTATGCCCCCAAACACATCTTGGTCCCATTTTATTCTTGCGGCTATGTATGCCACACCACTAAGTTTATGGGAAGAGGTCCACCCAATATTTGCTCCTACCAAAGTGGGGTCCGCTCCCTGCCCATCAGACCCGGTATACTTAGTCAAAGTCAAAAGACCGCTATACTTAGAATCAGAGCTTATGACATCATTTATGTAGATGTCGCCTATGCTATGGATTTCGCCCTCACTTAGAGCTAGGACCAAGTATAAGTATGTGTTGTCTGTTCCCGAAGTAGCCACAAACACTCTCACTCCACCAACCTTCCTTTGGCCATATACAACTGGAATGCTGGCGATATTTGACATTTTATTTACAAGTACCCCAGAGTACTGTTCCTCTAGGTCATCCATGTCTGGTATATCTATGAACCAGCTGACAACTTCGCTTATAGCATCAACTGTTACATCTATGATAGCTTGCCCTATCTGCCCAATAGTCCCTATGGTTGTTCCAATGGGGTCGCTGAAGAAATCGCTAAACCAACCCATTATAGCCTACCCCACTTTAAATCTCTAACTGTGTTGGCTGCAAATTCAAATCCTTTATCACCGGGAAAGTGCATCTGCTGACTGTTGTGGTTGGTCCTTCGCCCAGACTTTTTCTGAAAATCTGCCCAATGGGAAGAGGCTGTGATTACTAAAGTGCTGGTGCTGGTGGTGTCTGTTATTGAGAAGCTCTGGATGCGCCCGTCATATATCATGATTGGAAGCCCTATTACGCTGTAGTTGGCCCCCAAAAGAACTCTTTGGATAGTAAGTTGTCGGTCTATGTAACCTTGTCCCAAAAGTATAGATATGTATGCTTGGTTTACCCCGGACAAAGACACACTCACAGAACCGACTTGAACTTCAGAGGTTTCAGTTACACTAGATATGCCCCTCAATGCACTGCTTGAATTGTAAGTAATCCCGCCATAGGTTAAATCCATGGGGCATTCTGTCACATAGACTGGAGTGCTGAAATCTAACTTCAGCAGGTGGGCCATTTGAAAGCTGTCTTTTGCAAGTTCGGTTATAGTATCAGCATGAATAGTTCTACTCACGACAAAGCCTCTATGAAGTCCACTTCAAACTTATGAAGCATATCCGCCCCAATGGAGTATTCTTGCACGTCATTGGCAAGCCTCACAGTAAACGGGACATTATTGTATGTAACGGTATCAGTGCCCACTGCTGCAATGAGAGGGGGCACAATAGCCAGATTCCCATTTCCAGCCCTATCAGCCGTTAGTTTGTATACTTTAGAATGGCCACTAAATTTTATGAAATCACCAGCTTTTAAAGTACCTGTAAGCCCGGTGCTAGGAACCACAGCCGACCCAGCAGCAGTAGAACTGCAAGTAACTGTTCCGCTCACCGAACCACTGGCTGACCCTATGGCGGTGGGGATGACAGTGAAAACAGTGTGCCTCCCGCGCAAAGAGTCTATATATGCACTGACAGGCTGGAATTCAGTCCTTGTTAGAGGGGCATATGACGCGCTGAATTCCCATTTCTGGCCTGATATTTTGCGGCTCTGCATTCGGCCGTTAACAGTCTCAGAGAAAAGAGTTGGGTCATTGCTCTTCATTCCAACTGCCGAAAATTTAGGACTTACTGGGTATGTCATACTATAGACGCCCTTCCGCTCTCATTGAGAGCCTGATTTATCACACCTATTATTGTACCACGTTGGGATACTAGAAGTCTAGTAGCGTCTGATGTATCTATGGCATTGATGTTAAAAGTTACGTTTGCCGTATTACCCGCGCTCATATCTCTATTGGAAGTTATACTACCAGACTGCCCTGGGGTGAACAACTCCGGCCCACGCTCTCCTACAAGATAAGTCCCGGACCTTTGGACTGGACCCCCCAATTCACGGGCCCCGGTTACAGACAAAGCTTTGGCTAGTGCAAATGAGGAGGCCATGCCAACATTGGCCGATACTGCGTTGGCCCCAAGCGTTGCTAATGATACTGCTGCTGCGGCCGGGGCATAAGCTGCTGCGATTAGCCCCCCTTGCGTAATTGCTGCCGCTGTTCCCGCTGCCCCGAATAAACGCTCTTTAGCAAAATTGAGAGCAGTCTGGACGCCCATTGCAACTAAAGAT